CGTCATCTGAGTCGGTTCGGCAAACCCCGAAGGCGCGCGGTCCGGCACGGGAGAGTTCTTCGGGTGTGAGAGGTTTGGCGGAAGGCGCAGCGGGCGCTTGGTTTGGAAACGCTTCACGCAACGCAGCAACCATATCGTCTACAGACGAGGATGGTTTGGCTGGAGTGTCAGTGACGAGGCCTTCGGCAGCCAGTTCTTCGGGTGTTTTGACTCCCTGTTCGGCTGGCGTAGTTCCGGACGCAGCGGAATCGTCGGTGGTTGCGTCGTTAAACAGATCGTCGACGTGGCTGGTTGCGTTGGCTTCGCGACGGGTTTCGAGGTCGGCTGCACCGACGGCTGGATTTTGAATGTGTTCTTCGGCAGGCATGGTTTTGTTTGGTTTGGTTTTTTGTGTGGTTAGCTCACTCAAAGGTTAGCGTGGTCGAGTGCCGGCAGGTTGATTTCCTTCACGAATCATTGCTTGTTTGACCCATTGGGCTAGTTGATCAACAACGGAAGATTGTGCTTCGATAGCTTTGGCACTTTTGAAAAATTGTTGGTTTTCCGGGAATTTACTCTCCGCTATAGCACGATCATACTTTGTAGAAGAGTCATCAGACACTGTTGGATCAATGTGCGAAAAACGTGCCATCCATTCACCAGGGGTTAATTGCGGTGAGTCTGTTTCAATAGCGTTTCTATCGTTGTTCTGATGAAAGTGCGTTAGTTCGTTGGCGATTGTTCCAGTACCAGCTGCTGCGTGTTCAACCTTCTGCGGCCAAATTGTTCCAACATTATTACGAATGAAATGCGATTCGTTGACTCCAATTTCATTTGGACGACTACGAGCAAACATTCCCATAATATTGTAAACGTTCGGCCAAGTGTTAATTCTTTCTGGTGAACGTTCTGGATTTTGCGAACCGAGCCAGTTGCCCACAATACTTGATAAAGCTTTTCCGTCCTTAACCTCACTGAAACTTCTCGGTGTCATTTCAGGCCGAAGCTGACCGTATAAACCTTTAGGGTCACCAGCTTCGTCCATCGCAGCTTTTGCGAGGTACAGACCTAGTTGACTGATAGGATCCATTGTTATTTCTCGTCTTCGGTTGGTTGACCAAGAAGTGCGTCAAGTTCTTCGAGGCGGTCACGGAAGGTTTGACCGAACGCCCGCTGTTCACGTCCTTGCGCAATCACTTGAATGATCTTTGTAATGTTATCAGCGGACTCAATTGGAAGGTTAAAGATCAGATCGATCGTGTCAGCGATCTTCTCGTCAACAAGCTTTTGTGCCGCACGATAACCGGGCGAGGCCAGAAAGTCTCGAAGGGCAGAACGCTCTGCGACGAGAACGATTCGCTTAGCTGGGTCTTGTTCAGACTGTTGGTACATTTTGAGCGGGCAGTGCGGGTTGAATTGGAGGCGGTGGCGTTTGACCGGTCATGATGTTGGATGGTAGGTCGAAACGGGAGAAGTTGGTAACGCCACGCAGGAACATGATTTCTTTCAGCATCGCACGAGGGTCGATGTTGAGGTTCAGAGCGAGTTGCGGGTTGGAAAGGATCGCGATGAAGAGTTCTTGGAGGGACTGTGCGACGAAGCCTTTCTCGCTGGAGAGGGTGGAGTCGAAGATGAAGAAGTCTTCTCCGCCAACCAGATCTTCGAGGGTTGATTTGAAGGCGATGTAGCGGTCGGAGATGAGCTGGATTTTGACCGGGTCGGTCGGTTTGCCGACGATGCGGAGGAAGGAGTCGAGGGAGAGCATCTGCCGAGCGTTGGTCAGCATCATCTGACCGAGCGGTTGGAAGGCGGTGGTCCAGTTCAGCGCGGCGTGGGTTTTGAGACGACCGGCAGCGCCAGCGGTTACAGCACGTGCTTCGGTTGCGGAGCGACGACCGGAGTTGTATTGTCCTTGCGCGTTGTCGTTGATACCTGTGACGACCTGCATGAGTTTAGACAACATATCAGCATCAGCCATGTGACCACCAGTGGTGTCGGCCACGCGAAGTTGTGTGATCCATTTTTCATTTCCTTGACGGGAGGCGTTTTTCTTGAGTAGAATGAACGGATTCTGCGGGTCTTCGAGGGACTTCATGTCGACGCCAGCGGGGTCCACAACGACTTTGTTGTTGATCACGTTGCGGACAGCTGCGACGTGGGAGGAGATGTACCAGGAAACGGTTCGTTGCAGTTTGTCGACGATTTCGGCCAGGCCTTGGTTGATCAGATGATGTTGGTCTGGTGCGAACTCTCCGATGGCTTGCGTGAACATTCCGTGCAGAACGTTCATGGGTTCGCAACGGATGATTTTCTGGTCGTTCGCGATCCAGACGAGGTAGCGGGTCGGCCATTTGGAGGAACCGAGAGGTTTGCCGTTGAAGGTGTAGTCTTTCGGAACGATGTCAATTTGCACTCGGGTGAGAACGATCATTCCTTGAGGTGCGGAAGAGGACGTCGTGAGACCTGATCCCGTTTCACCCTTTGTGCCTTGGTCCCGGAAGAGTTTGGAAAAGTACGGGAGACGGCTGTTCGACCGGGATTTCCATTTCTCAGCGGACATCTCGGGAATCTGGTCAATCCCGTTGACAAGTCCTTCGACTTCGAGACGGCGCAGAGCGGTTTTGGAGATTTCGTCTTCGGTCGCCACAAACTCGCCTTCTTGAAAACGTGAGATCGGGAGACGAGTGTCGGGAAACCAGCGGTAGGGAGAGATGTTGGTTACCTTGTTGCCCTCATAACGCAAAATGGCCTGCTCAACCTCGACCGTTTCACCCGCTATCGGGACGCCGAAGAAGTCACCTTCTTCTTGTGTCTCGGTGACCATGTGACGATACCAGCATTCTTCCCAAGAACAATCGAGGATTCCAAGTCCGTATTTACCTTCATCGAGAAGGAATTGGACGACACGGGAGGCCCATTGGTTACGCGCCACGTCCCGAGCGAGAATGAGTTCGCAGTCCGGACGAGTGATTGCGTCTTCGTCACCCGTGCCTTGCAGTTCGTAGAACGTCCTGTTCTGCGTCATGAGCAGATAGTTGAACGAAATGAACGACATGATCTGCGCGTAGGTAAGCGGGACAACCATTTTGGTCGGCTCACCACGGCGGTCGGCTTTCGCGTCGTCTTTGTCGAGGGAAGACTCACCGCGGAAGGTCGCATCGGCTGCGTCCCATTGAGAGTAGTAGGACGACATTGCATCGCGGGACATGGAGAGCAGTCCGTTGATGTGGGAGAGAAGTTGAGTTTCTCCGGGACTCACCGGATCTTTCGAAAGCTGGTCTGTTCGTGGTAGCTGGGACATGATCAGTTTTGGATCGAGTTAGTAGGCGTCATGATGACGATTGCGGGCGGCACGTCGAGCGATCGTGCGAACAGAACTAAGGCTGCTGCGAGTCGTTGGGAAGACTTCGTTTTCTTCCGCGTCGTATTCTTGGAAATCATCGTGAGTTTGAGAATCCGTGCGGAGTACAGCGTCGATAAACCGTTCAGCCGATTGTTCTTTGAGTTTGGGAATCGCTGTGCCAGAGGTTGTGACATATTCGAGCTGAGTTAGGGCAAGACGATAAAGGTTTTCCATCATGTGGTCGTTACCATCCATGGGTTTGTTTGTCACTGTGTCGTAAACCCAGTGGTCGAATTCCCACAAGGTGCGTGTGAGATGGGCACCGAAGAAGATACCAGGGTAACCTTCGGGGTTTGTCGAGGATTTACCGATACGTTCGCGAAGGAACTCACGAACTTTGAGGATGCCTTCGGACTTGGCTTTAGTGGCTTCGACACACCAGACACCCTTGCGAAAGAACTCGTCTTTCATGCACGAGTCGTCGACGGGATTGCGCGTGTTCGCGAGAGGGTCGATCAAACAGTCTTGGATTTCGTATCCCTTGGTTCGGGCGAGGATCTCATCGCAGACGTCGGGGATAAGCATGTCTCGGAAGATCTCGTGATAGACGTAGGAGATTCCGAGCGGACTGGTGGCGATGAAAAGCACCGCGGTAGGAATTCTCGGATGAGGGTCAATTGCGAGTCGGATAGTGTAATTCCGTGGAGGCACATCGGCAGCGGACCAACCCTTGGGGATTGAGTGGTAGACATGAACGGCGGGTTGGAATTCTTTGTAGACCATTCCGGACATCGCGAGCGGAATGCCGTGACGGCGGCAAGCGGTCGAGGCTGGGTCGGATTCGAGATCCAGCATGAACTTCGCGATGGATTTTGGGGTGTTGTGCGGGTTGTCGTCCATCGAGCCGGTCATCATCCAGGTGGTGACTTTGGTGTTTTCGAAAACGAGCTCTTGAGAGTAACTATCCTTGCCTTCAAGGCGCAGACGTTGGGAAGGAACAAATTTATCGTTGATCCAAGTTTGGTCGAGCGGCGTGCAGGTGAACCAAGCTTTGCCATCACGGTCGACAAGACCACGAGACGCACCGATCCATTGACCTTCGGGGATTGGTTCGTCGATGTGAATCCAGTCCCATGCGGAGGACTCACCGGACATTTTGTTTTGCTTATAGGAAGCGGTGGTGTCGACACAGATGACGGATTCGCCACCACCGTGGGCACGGTCTCGTGCGATGACGAGCCGTTCGACAGCTCGCCATTGCTTCAACACAAATCTCGGATTCTACCGTGGTTGGTCGTGCTTTTTTAACTCAAACCACTCCCGGCAGCGAATCAATACCTATCGTATCAGTCGCAGGCGGAGTCAATCTAGA